GGAGGGAACAACCGCCTACCGAACGCAATAGGAAAAGCGTTCGGCAGACTTGCCCTAAAGATGGCAAGCCTACCGTTTCAGGTATGCCCATAAACATTATTATACTATAATCGGCATAATATGTCAATATGCACTCTGATTTTACAGGGTGCATTTTTTATATCTGAATTAAAAGAAGCGGGGGAGAAAATCATGAGAATGGAGGTAACAGTATTATGCGTGACAGGATAGAAATCACAAAGGAACTTATACCTTATACCTTCGAGATTTCTTTAGCAGATGAAATTTTCACCATAACGGTAAATTATAACGCTTATGCTGATATGTTTACATTTTCTCTTGAAAAAGACGGTGAAACAGTTTGCGCAGGAGAACCTATAATTTACGGTATACCGTTGTGGAAAGATGTTTTTGTATGCGGTAAATATCCGGAGGTTGAAATTATTCCTATTGATGAAAGTGGGAACATGAGCAGTGTTACGTTTGAAAACTTAAATGAAACGGTATTTTTAACTATTGATAATGCAGGTGATGAATATGTCTAGGGTAATAACGCAAAAATCTTCGGGTACTACGCAAAGTATGCTTGTTAAAGCAACAAAAGATTGGAGCGAAGATTTAAAAAAATTCAGCATAGAACCTAAAGGAGTGTTTGGCAGCACAGCGACTGTAAAATGCGGGAATGTAACGATAAAGTCGGATAATTTAGACATTGAATTTACTGTTCCGTTTGACGATGATATGGAAGCCAATGAAGCTGAAATTATTGTATATAATCTTTCGGCTGCTACAATAAATAATCTGAAAATAAAATCAGGTATTTCAATTGAAGCAGGGTATAAAAATGATACGGGAGTAATTTTTAAAGGCTTTATAAATAAGGTTACTACCCGTCATGAAGGAGCGGATAAGATAACAACAATCAAATGTTTAGATGATGTTACTAAGCGAACTGTTGAAAATTTATCATTTGCTTATAACACAAAAGCTAGTTATATTTTAAAAACGTTGATTGACAAAACGGGAATACCGACAGCGGTTTTTAAAATGAGACGTGATTATACGTATAAGAACGAGCAGACAGTTGACGGGGATTTAATGGAAAATATTAAAAAATATGCACAAGTCTGCGGCGTTTCGGTGTATGTAAATAAAGGGAAGATATATGCAAGGCATATCAAGGACGGCGATAACATTAATTTTACTGTTCAGGCAAGCACCGGAATGATAGGAAGTCCTGAGCCATACGAAGAAGAAATGACAGCGGAGGATTTCAAGGAAACTATAAACGGGTATAACATAACCATGCTGTTACAGCACCGTATGACAACGGCGGCGATAATAAACCTATCAAGTGAAATTGCAAAAGGAAAATTCAGAGTGAGAAGCGGTTCGCATACATTTTCATTAAGTGAATGCACAACGACCATAAGCGTATTTTGAGGTGTAAAAATGGGAAATCTTAAATTTTTTGATGATATGATAAACAAAAAACTTCTAGACCTGCATACTGCTTTTCTAGCAAAGATATTGAGTGTTTCCGGAAATCAGGCTAAAATACAACCTCTTGGACTGACAAAAGAAATAGGAGGTACGGCAAGACCGTACGCTCCCATTTCATCTGTTCCGTTTACAAGAAGTTCCAGATATAAGCTGTCGGCTGATGGCGGTGTATTAACTGCAAGTGCTGTAACAAACGGCGATATAGTTATGTGCGTATGCTGTGACAGGGATATTACAGAAGCAAAATGCGGAAAGAACGTTCTTCCGCCTGTAGGTCATCACAATATGAGCGATTGCATAATAGTCGGGGTTTTATAGATTTATAGGAGGCGGTAATTTGACAGGTTTTGCACTTGATGAGAATAATGATATTTTGATCAAAGATAATCAGATACAAATGATCAACGGCAGTGAGCTGACAAAACAAACTATACAAACAGTAATCGGAACAAACAAAGGTGAGTGGTGTTTAAATGAAGATGAGGGGATAACCTTTGACAATATTCTTGGAAAACATACGCCTGATTATGAAGTTGTTAAAACTGAAATTGAACAGGGACTGTTGCAGGTAGATGATTTTAATATTACTGAATTTTCAGCTAACTTTAATAGTAATACAAGAAAGCTTGACATATCATTTCAAGCCGAAAGCAGTGACGGAACAATTCTGAATATTGATAATTCGTATAATTAGGAGGTGCGGTGATTGTTAAATGAACTGGGTTATACACGAAGAACATATGACGATATTATAGAAAGTAAGATTCAGCGTGCAAAGGAGTTATTCGGTGAAGATATTGAAACTGATGAAACAACACCGTTAGGTAAATTAATAAGAATCAATGCATACGATCAGGCTTTGGCTGAAGAAGAAGCTGAAGCTATTTATTATGCAAGATTTCCGAACACGGCTACAGGAGTAAGTCTTGACCGATTGTGTACATTTGTGGGAATCAGCCGTAATTCTGCAACCCCTGCGCAGTACAAGGTAAAAGTAAAGGGGACAGCAGGAGCAACAATTCCCTTTGGGTTTCTTGTCAGTACAGAAAGCGAAATTGATTATTATAATACGGCAGATTCGATAATCGAAACAGACGGAACATGTTTTATAAGTGTTGAATGTACAGAAGCAGGGACGCTGGGAAATGTAAGTGCCGGTGGAATTAATATAATAAAAAACCCTTCAGCTGACGTTGAAGAAGTACAGGGAGTCAGCGTTATAAAAATCGGTACAGATATAGAAAGTGATTATTCATTAAGACAAAGATTTAAAGATGCTAAAGAGGGATTGGGCGCATGTAATGAAAATGCATTGCGTACTGCGCTGCTGAGGGTAGAGACTGTTACAAGCGTTTCAGTTGCAGTAAATGAGGAAGATACACCGGATAGTTCAGGCAGACCTCCGCATAGTTTTGAATGTTATGTTGCCGGAGGTGAAAATCATCATTTTGAAATAGCGACAGCAATTTATGAAAAAAAGCCGTTAGGCATAAAAACATACGGAACACAAAGTTATACTATAGTTGATGACGGCGGTTTTTCACATAAAATCAGTTTTTCACATTGTTCTTACATTAATATTGACATAACTGTTAAAATCAAAGCAAATCCGGATTTTAATTCATCGTCTGGAATAGATGAGATAAAAAGCAATCTTAATACTTATGTTAATAGCTTAGGAGTAGGTAAAGACGTTATTTTGTCCAGCTTATACGGACAGATACATTCAGTTAACGGTGTTGTTGAAGTAACCGAATTATCAATACAAAAAGAAAATTCCCAGAAGAACGGCAACATCGCAATTAATGACTGGGAAATAGCAAAATGCCGAAATGTTGAAGTGGCGGTGGAAACATGAGTGAATTTGTAAAAGATAATCATGTTAAAAATTTGCCTGATGTGTTTTGTAAATCAAAGGAAAGTAATAATTTTAAATTATTGGAATTAGAACGACTGACTCTTGAAGAATACAGGAAAACACTGCAAGAATTGTTTGACATGATCAAGCTTGAAAATGCTACTGGTAAAACGCTAGACTTGTATGGAGAAACAGTTGGACAGGCAAGAGGAAGAGCCACAGATGAACAATATATCCTGATGATTAAAGCTAAGTTAATGCAAAACTTATCAAACGGAAGTTATCCAAGCGTTCTTAATTCACTTTGCGTTACATTCGATTGTAAACCATCACAAATATACATAGAAGAAAGTCAAGAGCCTTGTATGGTTAATGTGATTAAATTACCATTAGAAGCGATTGTTAAAATTGATATCAGCCCTGAAAGCACAACAAAACTTATAAAATCTATTTTACCTGTGGGTATAACATTACAAAATTATTTATATGAGGGCACATTCACATTTTCTGATTATGAAGATGAGTATAACGAAAATGAGGGCTTTTGTGATGTTGAAGGCGGTACGCTCGGCGGATATTTTGGGATTGCGAGCGGCGGAATTGATGTTATTTGATAAGGAGGAAACAAATGGAATCAAATTTTACAAGTCCCGTACATTGGGAAAATGAGGGGGTCGAACCAAGTACAACCCTTAAAAAGACAGGATTTCAAGGGGGATATAAACCTCCTGCCAGTGTATTTAATTATTTTTTCTATAATAATGAAAAATGTATTAAAGAATTGCAGACAGCTGCAAATAATTTAGATGCCAACAAATCAAATTTAGGCCACACTCATAAATACGCAGCATCTGACAGCGCCGGAGGTGTGGCATTGTCTTCCCGAAAACTTGAAACAGCCTGTAAGATCAACGGAGTATCATTTGACGGAACACAGGATATAACGATAGATGTGACCGGCAAAACCCGCCGTTATGAATTGGGTCCGTATGACAGCATTTCCAGATATTCGACGTTTGCCAGAACAAGCAATATCAATACGCTTGAAAACTGCGGAGCAACCTTGCTTGTGACAGACGCAGGCAATTTTGGTTCTCCCCAGACGGGCGCATGGCTGATACAATTGAGCAACCGTGAAAGCAAGCCGACTATGTCGGTTACAACGCTGCTGCCGCATAAAAGGGGTACAGTAAATTTTGGATATTATGAGGACAGCGAAAACGGTTATTTTTATTTTGGAGCATATACCGGAACATACCGTTCTGTTTTTGCAGTAACGGTTTTGCGTGGTACAAATGTAACGCTGTCTGATTTCGGCGATACTGCGGACGCTCCGGGTGGCTGGACAACGGTAACTCCGAGAATCCTACAGGACAACACCGATTTGCAAAGCTATCTTCCATTGACCGGAGGAACGCTGACCGGAGATTTAATTGTGCCGCACATAAAGCAGTCCCAATCGGGAGCACTTCTTGCCGAAAGCTCAACAGATGAAAACAGTCTGACGGTAACCAATGCTGAGATAGCAAAATATTCACAGGTGTATATGGCTGCAAGCTGGACGGAAAGAGAGACGGTAAACTTCTGCGATGTGATTCCGATTTCCGCTATTGCGGCAGGGGCGGTGTTTACAAAGCAGGTTTATACGGGTACAAGGATTTACACTTATACAGTCACTTGCACAAGCGCAGGAGTATTCACATTAACGCAGAGCAACTCCACAGGTACAGCAGGTACGTTGAGATTAAAATTGTATGTTATTTAGGAGGTTAATTATGAAAACATGGGCAAAGCGTTCACTTAGAACATTTTTACAGACAGCAGTCGGTTACATAGCGGTTAATATCGCCGCAACTGATCTGACCGTAAAGTCCGCTGTTTTGGGATTAGCTGTATCAGCTGTCTCGGCAGGTCTTGCGGCGGTTATGAACTTGAAGGAGGTATAATTTATGAATATCAAAAATATGTACATTACAAAAAATCGTCCGTATACGAAGAGGACTAAAACAACTAAAATTGCAGTGCATTACATAGGCAATCCCAATACGTCGGCTGAAGCTAATAGAAATTATTTTAATAGCAATAATAATGATGTTTCCAGTAACTATATTATTGGGCTGAATGGTGAAATAATATGCTGCATTCCAGACGAGGAAGTTGCATGGTGTACCTGTCAGGCAAACAGCTACAGCGTATCGATTGAAAATTGTCATCCTGACAGTACAGGCAAATTAAACAGTAAGACTTACAACAGCCTTGTTGAACTTTGCGTTTATTTATGTAAAAAGTACAAGCTGAATGAAAACGATTTGATTCGTCATTATGACGTTACAGGTAAAGTTTGCCCGAAAGGATTTGTTCCGAAGTCAAAGGGCGGCTCAGACGATGACAGCAATACTGCTTGGAAAAAATTTAAGACAGACGTTAAGGATAAGCTTAATAGTACAGCAGCATCGTCTTCCAACACTCAAAAGCTTTATCGTGTACGCAAATCATGGTCTGATGTAAAAAGCCAGATCGGTGCGTATTCTTCTTTGGAAAATGCCAAAAAGGCTTGCAAGAGCGGTTATACCGTCTATGATTGGAACGGCAAGTCTGTTTACAGTAAGTCGGCAGCAACGTTAAAAAAAGGCGATAAAGTAAAGGTTAAATCAGGAGCTAAGGATTACAGCGGCAGCAGTCTTGCAAGCTTTGTATATAAAAATACATATACGATTCTTGAAATCAGCGGTGATCGTGTTGTAATCGGCGTAAATGGAGCTGTTACGGCTGCAGTGCATAAAAATAATTTGACAAAAGCATAAATTTAAGGAGCAGAAATCTGCTCCTTATTTTATAAATTAATTTTTGGAGGTATTTATATGAAAAGTTTTATTCCATGGATAGGCGGCAAGAGT